GACCTCTCAAAATGTCATCCTCAATTAAAAGATTCATATCTTTATCTTTGATTGATTCGGGTGTGACTTCAGCAGCACCACCACCTGCTGCTGGTGCTTCAGGTGTTTCAGGAGCTCCTGTTTCTAAAGATGCTGGCTCACCAAATCCACCTAAATCACCGATAGCAGGCTCTGTTGTTTCACCTGCGGGTTCTTCACCCGGAGCAGGTTGTGTTCCTTTATTACCGTATAACTTATCCAAGTTATCAAATATACCTGTCTTAGTTATCACTTGAGGTGTTTGTTCAAGTTCGGCAGCTACAGCCTTTTCAATTCTTTGTTGTTGAATGTCGAGTTTAATTTCTTCATCTGAGAAACCAAGAATATGTTTTTTAGCCCATGAAGATGAAACTGCCTGAATACCATTACCTGGGTCACCAACAGCATCTTTGTAAAGAAGAATTTTTTCTTTCCAAGTTTCTAATTTTAACAAATCAGCTTGTGATGATGGGTTTGTTAGACCTAATATAAAGTTATTTAATTCATCTTCAAATCCAAGAACGTATAAGTGAATAACCGCAATTTTATTTAATTCCTGAATCATAGATTTTTGGATTCTATTAATAGTGCGGGCAAATCGAATATCTTGTAAAGATAAATTTTTACCATCACCAACAACATCTTCAAATCCAAGAAACGCCTTAGGTACTCTAAGAGCTGTTAATAATTTCTTTTGGATATACTCAATGTCTGCAATCTCTGAAAGATTTTGAGCTCCGGGTAGGGTATCGATAGGGTTTGGTGCATTAGGGTCACGAACAGGAATAAAGAAATCTTGGTCGACAGCCATTTGGTTGAATCTTAAATCCACGTTTCCTGTTTGTGGGTCAGCAATTTGGTCTCTTTTGAACTTATTGGCAACACGTTGTACATACGGTTCAACATCCTTGTCATCCATGTTTCCGACAAAAACTTTGAACACACGTCTTTCAGGTGCTCTTGAAGTTCTGTATACTAACATCGCATCTTCTGACAAAATTAACTGTTTCCAAATACGACGGGCTTTTTCCAACATAGAAGTACCATACGGTAATTTTCTGTCGTCACCCAATAATCTAAAGTGAGCTATTTCCCATGTGTTAAATTCTAAACCTTTTTCATTCCAAATAAATTTCAAAGCATCTGTAGTAACATCTGTTTGATATTTTCCTGCAGAAACTTTCATTCCTCTTTCAATTCTTTCGAGTTGAATGTTTGGTAATTGTTGTGTCCCCATAACCCCTTTTTCAGGGTCAAGTTTTAAGTAGACAAAATTGTCTCCATACTTACAAGTATTTCTTGTCCACATAGGTAGATTAGTATTGATATCCAATCTGTTATTGAACAAGTCTGCAAGTATTGATTTAATTCGCTTACTCTCAGAGTATATTTGTAATATAAATCCATCTTCATTTACTGTTGTTGATTCTTCGGCATATATATCAAGAGCTGCTGATATTTCAGGAGTATACTCCATACTTTCATAATCATAATAGGCTGCAAGTCTTGTTGGTTGATAATATACGGCTTGAGTATATAAATTACTTTCAACTTTAGTCCATTGTTGACCCAAATACATCGACTGTTGAGCTTGTAATTTCTCTCTTTCGTATTCTTGTTTGTCGGGAGTTTTAAGTAATTCTTTTTTATCAAACTTATAGACAGGTGCTTGCTGGTCCAAAGTTGAGTCGGGACCAAATACTCTTCCAAGTCTTTGCCAAATCGTTAAGTTATTATCTGCCATTATATGCTTTCAATTAAAAATAGGTTCATTTTCAAATAAAGAAATAAATTTATTTACCGAATAACCATAAATACTTCTGATAATCACTTTGTGTAGGTTGACCAAACTTTTGATTGTCCCTTCCGTAGTTCCCCATTGAGATTCCTGGGTTGAAGTCTTTCATTGAACCTTTTACCGGTGTTTCATTTACCGTCCAACTTTCCACCATGGCTTTTGTTATTTCCGTTACCTTTTCCAATTGTGAAAATGAAGTCTCACCAACATAGATTGCCATCGCACAAGACATAATAAGGTCATCATGTTGTCCCTTAAGGTGGTCAGGTCTACCATTCACGTAAACAAAAGTGTTTAATTCATTTAACAAACGACTTGACCTAATATGAAATCCATGTCTTAATGCCTCTTCAAACGCAGCAATAATCTGAACTCTTTTTGAGTTAAAGTTTATTCCTGGAATTTTTTCTAAGGCTTTTTGGTCATATTTCCATTTATCAGCAACATTTATTCCATCAACATATAAATTCTTATAACCTAATTCTTGTAATTTTCTTGATGTTGAAACTCCCATACCTCCTGTTATATCAATAACCACAAAAGCACTATACATCACCGCCCATTTCATAGCCACCTCAGCAGCCACATCAGGTGGAATTTTACCGAGATACTCTAAAACTTGCTCACGTTCGTCAAAATCAATAATATTAAAAGTTGTAAAATCTTCTGAATCACCACGAGAAACATCGATACCCATAATATACTTGTGACCCTCAACAGGTTCCTTCCACTGCCATATAGCGCCACCCATAAATTTGTTTTCAGGATTTTTGATGTCATTTTCTTTCATCTTTTCAACTACGTCAGGCGGGATTACAGAATCACCTGAACCCAAGAAGTTACATTCTAATTCCTGTGCAATTTTTCTCCTGTCAAATTTTAACTTTTTTGCCATTGATTCAAACCAAGATGAATATGGTTTATAACCATCAGCAAATTGTTTTTTTATTTTGTCAAAATCACGGTCATATGGATTAATGTCTGTATAATCAATGGTAATCTCATCATCTTTATATTCAGCACGATTTAATAGATAATGAACCATATCTTTAACTTTTAAAAGTTTTAAATCTTTAGAATATCGTGGGTCACGATACCAATACATTTCCGTGATTTTGAAATCATTCATACCACGAAGGGCTTGGTCGTAAATACTGTAATAAATTGGGTCGAATCCGTTGGGGGTAGAAATAACAATTACTTTACCACCTGTAGACAAAGATGCCATACACGCAGACCAGAAATCATCATCAGCATCGATAAAGGCGGCCTCGTCAAAAATAAGAATAGTTGGAGTATAACCACGAAGAGCATCCTTTGAAGTTGCAACAGCTTTTACCTCACAACCATTTGATAACTTAAAATGTTTTTGTGCATTCTTGTCATTGGAAAATCCCACACCTAACCAAGACGGCCATTGCTCAACAAAGGCTCTAATCTTGTTTGCCATTTCAATGGACGTATCTTGTTTGTTGGCGATAACAAGAATTTTTTCAGGTTTTGTTTTGGGCGCGAAAACTAAACGTTTTGAAACCCAAGCAGATGTGATTGTAGATACACCAGCCTGTCGGTATTTTAAAGCAATATTTTCTTCGTAATTATCGTAATCTTCAATTAACCTTATTTGGTCATGAAAAAGGTCTAATGGAACATACTTGGATTGTGTGTTATCGTAAGTCTGTAAATATGTTCTAAGTGCGTAAGGTGTGTTTTTTACGCATTTAGCATATTCTAATATTGCTTGTTCTTTCGATAACGCCATTAATCATAGTATAAATCATTTATGATAAATCTATACCTAAACCACCCAAAAAGTTTCTGAAGTCATCATCGTCTTCTTCGTCCTCATCATTAGAACTAATAGCGTCTTCGTAGTCGTATTTTTTAAGTTCTTCGATGATTTCACTAACCATTCTTTTTACGATTTGTTTTCCAGCTGATGTTTTACCCATGATTTCTCTTGCAACTTGGAAAAATTCTTCAGTACTCAAAGCTGAGAATCTTGAGAACAAATAGTTTTGAATTTCTTTTAAATCATCCTCAAATAACTCATCAGGGTATGATTCTAAGAATCTTTCCCAAATTACTGGACCTAATCTTAAATCCCACATTTCGTATGGTAACGTGTCTTGTGACATCATAACCATCTCGGCAGCTTTAGGGTCATCAGGTAAACCTTGTGTACCTAATACTTCATATACACCCTTAAGTAACTCGTGAATCAAAATAGGAAAGAACAAACCTTTAACTTTAATAGTCGGGGGGTCA